CTATAATCGGCTGGGCTTCATACGCCTGGAGCAGTTTCTTATTGGCAACATTGCTCAAAATACCCGGCAAAGAAACAGTGCTGAAAGCAGCCTGGATCGCCTGGTTATCAAAGCGGCGGGGAACATCCATACCTTCCAGGCGGAGACATTCTCCCATAAGAGCTCGGATGCTCATGTCGCGGTCATCCCAGGCCGTTTCGACAGCTTTTTCGCCATAATCTTTGACCAGAGAATCTTCGTCGATTCCGGCCCGGAGGCACATGGCGGCTTCCAGAGTTTTGAGGTTGGGACCGTCATTCTTTTTGACGGAAATGTTCACTTCGGCAACTGGCTGTTTGGTGCGGAATGCGGCCAAAACCTTTTCAGTGGTACTTTCCGGAGTCCAGCCTTCTTCGATGGCCTGGACTTCAATCTTGTCGAACTCACCGTTGCAAATTGCTTTGATCTTAACGACGCGTTCGCGTTCTTCTTTGGCTGCCATCGCAGCAATTTCAGCGCTGTTATCGTTGAAAGCAGAAACGGTTGCCGCTGCCTGAACAGGTGTGTTTTCCTGAGCTGCGGACACGACTTTCTTTTCGTTTTCATTCATAGAATCGACTTCTCCTTTGAACTTGAATTGTGCGCGAACTGTCATTTTAGTCGTGCTGTCCGCACCAACGGCAACGACCGAAACTTCCCGGAGGGTTGACTTTGTTACGTGATAGAATGGTCCCTCCAGGTCCATCCCGTTCACAGTCCTTTTGCCTTTGACGAGTTCGGCTTCCTGAACATCTGCCCCTATTGACAGCTGCCAGTCAGCTCCGGCTTTACCTTGAGCCACGATCCCGGAAGCGACATCGCCTGCGGCCACAATTTCGCCGGAAATCAACAGCTGGTTGTTTTCAACCTTTGCCGAGATCATGCCCACCCGGCTGGCTGTACTGTTGTTATGATCGGCCAACAATGGCACAGTATCGGGAATGGTCATGCCCGCAAGGTCCACGACAACGGGGAACTTCCAGCCCGGCAGTCGCATCTTGCCACCGGAATAAGCCATCCCGTTGACGGTTGCTCTTTTCCCTTCGGCTCCAGCTGTGATTTCCAGAAATTCATTCTGGTCGTTCATCTTCTTCTTTTTCCTCATTATTATTGGCCGGGGCCGCTTCTGCGACTGAAATTCCCAGCGTGGTTAAAAGGTTCCGTTCCTTTGCGATCTGCCTGATTTCCACCTCCCAATCCTTCCCCTGTTTGGCATATTCTGCTGCCAATGTAGTGGTCAGATTAACCAGACGGGTTTGCTGGGCTGAGGCTTCCTTCGCCGGATCGACATGCTCTATCCCGTCCCAGAACCAGGTGTGCACAACTTCCAAGTGGTCGATTTCGACTGCTTGGGAAAGAGTGTATTCGCGAAACCAACGGTCGAACACTCGGTTCAGGATCGCGGTCTCCATGTAGGATTGGTAAACCCGGATGCTTTTGAAATAGGTCTGCCAGTCCAGTCGCCCTGAAGCGTAGTTATACCCGGAAGAGTTGCCAGCTGCGACGTTGAACGGCATATTCAAACACCGCGCAATCTCGTTCAGGATTTCCCTTTTGAACTCCGCATAGGTCGTTGCAGGCTGCGTCGGGTCGAGCTGGGACATCTTCCAGCCGCCCGGCATCGTGAGAAGCATGTTCCGTTCCAGCTGAATCGTGTCCATTGCGTCGACAGAATCCGCTTCTCCGTTTGCCGGTGCGTCCGTATAAAGGATGCCTGCAAAGTCGGCAGCGGCTTCCGCTGCGCTCAAAACCGCCAGAGTGAATCTTCGCAACTGAGCAAACAGCGGAAGTGCCGGTGTGATTTCCGGGATTCCCCGGTGCTGTCCGGGACGATCAGCGCGAAAAACATGGATCATGTTCTCTGCGGAGATCTCGGTTGCTTCAACGGAATTTGCCCATTCACTGCCGGGATGATATTTCAGAACACGGTAACTCTGCAAATTTCCGTAATCGTCGAAGGTGATGCCGTCAACTCGGAGAGGATCGCTGTTAAAAAAATCATCCGTAACCCGGTCAGCTTCGATCAATTGCAAATCGAGTTTGACGTCATCGTTCGGCAAATTTGGATTCT